TTGGCAACTTGCTCTTTTAACGCTAATTTTTTTCTTCGTATATCTCTTTCGTCATCTTCTTCTTCGTCGTAAGAGAACGAATCTTCCATAAGGAAGTTAATTTCTTCATTGTTTAAATGAGGTTTTGTTTGCTTGTAGTATTCATATAGTAGATTTTGATCATCTAGTTTTGAATAATCTTGATTAAGCTTTACATAGTCACTTAAATCTCCTCCAGTTTCTTCCATAAAGTCCATTAGCTTTTGAAGATTTTCTGGTATTGGCTTTCCAGTAGCTTCAGCCTCTGCTACAGCTTCTTCAATCTGCTCTTCTACTTCAGCTACTTCTTCTTCAGTAGAATCTTCAGTTATTTCTTCTAACGCTGGAGCTTCTTGTGTTTCTGCTTCCGGTTGTACTTTTTCTTGTTCTTGTGTGGGCTCGGCATTTTCAGACTCTGCAACCACTCCGCTGTCGTCAGCGTTATCTTCTTTAGTTTCATTTTCTTCTACTGGTTTTGGCGGTTTACTTAAATCTACTTTTATAACACTATCGTCACCAGCAGATTCAAATTTAGTTTCATCAACTTTCACCACGTTTTCATCACCTGGGTCTTGTTGGTTATTTGCTGTAGTCTCTTCAACTACTTCTTCTAATTTTTCTTCCATAATATAATATAATAATAATTAATAATTTTAGCTAGGATCAAAACTACCTAAATCAAATCCTCCACCTAGTATATCATTACCTGCGGACTCAAAGTTTTTAGGTGGTTTCCCACTATTTCTTTGTTCAATCATTTCTGATTGTTGTGTAGCTTGTATTTTTGTTCTTTCGTCTTTACGATCTTCTTTTTGTTTTTCTCTTTCTTTCATACCTTCAACTTCAACGCCTTTTAACTGCATATTGTATTGAAACTCTAAGGTCATTAGTTGTTTTTTAAGTTCAGCTTCTTGTTGCATTTTTTGAGCATTCATTTGAGCTTCTAATTGCATTAACTCAGCTTTACTTGCATTTAAAGCTTGATTTTTTTGTACATCAGCTTGAGCAGCTGCTTGAGCCGCTTGAGTATTAGACTGTGTTTGAGCTTGTATATTTTCTAGCTGCATTTGTCTATCTCTTTCTTGTTTCTTCTGTCTACGTATTTTTAAAAGTTGGTTTGCTAATTTTATATTACGAGTTTCCCTAAGATCTATAGCATCTTCTAGCTCTATACTATTTTGTTGTAATGCCATTTGAATATTATTTTCAAGCATTGCTTTTTCCTCTTCATCTGGTTGTAACTCTATAAATATACCAAAATCATATAAATGTAAACTTGACATTTCTTGCAATGTAGCTACGTTGTGAACTCCAATAGCTTGTATAAAGGCATCTTTAGTAGGAGAATACTCTATAATATCAGATATTCTAAGAGATAAACACTCTGCAGTTTCAGCTGTTAAGTATAACCCAGCTTGTAATATATGTCTTGTTGCAGTATTTGAATTTGCAGCAGCTAGCTTCTGTACTCCAACCAAAGCGTTTTTATCTGGCATACTACCGTCCCTAGCTTCATTAAGACCGGTAACATCTCTAATCATCTGTAGATAATAATTATAATTACCTATAAGTGCTTGCATTTTGTTTCCACCACTACCAGATGTTATTTCTTGAATTGGCACTTTACCAGGGTTCATATCACCTTCCGAAGTAAAACTTCGTCCAATAACACTACCTGTTTGAAAAAACATGTTTAATGCTTCTTGTGGATTATAGTTTGTACCATTACCTAAATCAACTTCAGCCAAGCCATCAGCATCTAAATAAACACCATCCGGAACCATACGTGACATTACTTGTTGTAGCTTTAAGTGAGTAAGTTGTATCATATCAGCAAAACCAGTAATACGTTTTACTAATGAATCAATTCTACCATTGTACATTCTAGGAGCTACAATAGCGTAATTCATTTTTACTTTTGTAAAATCACTTTTAGGACGCATCATGTTTTTAGACATTTCCCATTTAAGCAACTTGTCAGTACCAAGAATCATAGCACCATCGTAAAGACACTCTATAGACCTTAACATTCTACCAAAACCACCTTCCATACCTTCTGGTGGATTAAACGTATCATCTTTAGGTATAATTTTATCACCACCAGTTGCTGTTTCTTTTGTTTTATAAACCTCGTTCATATATGTTTTGTAATTAAAATACAAAACTTGAATAGTATTGTTATCTTCTTTATTTTCGCTATATCTTGAGTTGTAATTAGATCTATTATAAGATTTATTTTTCATTATATCTTCAAGATCACTTTCTGTCAAATGAGGAAATTGTTTTGCTAGTTCATTAACTGGAATTGTTTTAACTTCTCCAACATAATATATATCTTCAAAATATGGAGATTCAGTATAAGAATAAACTAAATTAGCTGGATCAACGTAGTTTATTACAGCGCCTTCAGATGTGTTAAATGAAGTTTTAACAGCGCCAATACCACAGATAGTAAGGTCTTGATAAAATCTTTTTCTTATAAGTTCGTAGTTACTACCTCTAAACAAAACATTTAAAGCCTGCTCTTCAGCAAGTTCAACAGCTTGTTTATACGTAAGCTGCATGTGTAGTTGTAGCTCTTCTGGTGTTTCTGGTAATTCTTTTTCTTCACTCTCTCTAGTGTTAACGCCAAAATTTTGTGCTGCAAACTCATCAAAATCAGCATACTCTATATCATTTAATATAGATTCCATGTATTCAGTTCTTTCTTTTACACCATTTGGAGATTGTGAAAACGCTTTAATATCATAAGTTCTTTCAGCTATACCGTTAACAACTATATCTACAAATTTAGATATAATTGGCACTGGCGTCCAGTCTAAATTTAAATAGGACAAATCACCGTTTATAGATAACTCATCCTTATATTTTTGTATAGACTGCTCACCTCTAGCGTACAATCTTAAATTGTGAAAATTATTTTGATTAAATCTATACTTATTAAGATTCCTATCATCGTTAAACCACTCTTGCTCTATTGCTTTTGCTACCTTTAAACCATAATCATAACTAAGCTTTTCAGCATCGCTTACTGTTTGGCTTGGGAAATAACTATTAGAATATGCCATATTTATTATTTGATTATTTGTGAATTGGTTCCAGTGTTACTATACTTAGAAACCGTTATGTTTAATTTAGGCTTTTCAACCTTAGCGTTTGGCGCGTATAAATGTCTATTGTTAGCCATTATAGCTAAACCAGAACTAATTGTTGCATCAAACCTTGTTCTTTTGTTTATATCAAATCTACTCCAATCATTTAGTAAATCATTAAAATATAAATCTCCAAACGTTCCGTCTTGACTCATACCAACGTGATCTTGTATGTACATTTCAATTGCCGCCGCGTGAGCTTGCTTTATATCTTCACTGGAGTTTGGTATACCACCTACTTCTTTTTCTGCTACGGATAATTTATTCCATATTTTGTCAGGTCTATTCATACTAAAACCTCTGTAACCTCTACGTCTTAAATAATATAAGAGTCTAGGTTTATTGTTCTCTGCTAATATTGGCATACCATAAAATACTAATGCCATCAAAACATCTTCAAAGAATATTTCAGCTGTAGGTG